CGGCGAGCGCTTGCTTCGCCGCCTTCACGTCGGCCTCGGTGGCGAGGGGCAAGCGCTCGAGCGACCAGTCGCCCCACATGTGCCTGATCTCGTCGGGGGTCAGGTTGGCGAGCTGGGCATCGGTCATGCCCTTCGGTAGCGGTTGCGGCAGCACGCCCCGCGGGGGAAGCGTGACCCGCTGCGCCGGGCTCGGGGGCTGGGGTCGGCCGGGCTTCGGCCTGGTCACCGGCGGGGGGGCCTCGAGCGCAGGTTGCTCGAAGCTCAGGATCACGGGCTCGGTACGGCACAGCGGGTGAAAGGGGGGCAGCACCGCGCCCAGGCGTTGCAGGGCCTCGGTCGCTTCGGCGCTGCCCTTCGCCGCGTCGCCGAGCGCGGTCTGGATCGCCGGCGCCTGAACCCACGGCTGAACCGCCTTCACCTCGTCGATCGTGCTCGCTTCCATCATGCGATCGACGTGCTCGACCGCGGTCTGAACGCTGAAGACCTGGCCGCTCATTTGCTGGCAGATCTGGCCGGTCCTTTGGTCGTTCGGGTTCGTCAGCTCGTACGTGATCACGCCCGCCTTCGAGTACGCCTCGATCTTCGACCACACGCGCGCGCGCCGGCTGGCGACGCTGGCGAGCTGGCGATAGTACAGCTCGACGCCTTCCTCGCCGGCGTACCGCGCCGGCACCGCCGGGGCGAAGCCCGTCTTGCCGCCCGCCTTCACGCCCAGCTCGCGCTCACACGCGCGCCTGAGCTGGCGCCCCGCCTCGCGGTTGCTGAAGCCCTGATTGAACACGATGTCGTTCGCGACTCCCCTGATCCGGTCGCTGAGCTGCGCCGAGTAGAAGTCACCGATCCAAAGCACTTGCTCGCGCGCGATCCAGTTGATCGCCTTCGTGTCGCGCAGGGTGAAGCTCGGCTTCACCTTCAGCTCTTGCACCTGCGTCGCCCGCTTGCTGACCTCGTACGCCTTGCGGATCCGACCGTTGATGATCTTCGCCTGGCGCGGGGTCAGGGGCTTCTTCAGGCGCACGCCAAGCCGCGCCGCGAAGCTGTCGATCCTCGCCTGGCTCAGCTCGCCGCCGCCGACCTCGACCAGCTCGCGGAAGCTATCGGCCAGGGCGCCGCCGGCCGCCGAGCGCCATGCCTTCATGTAGTCGGCCGCGAGCTGAGCTTCGACCTGGGCTGTCACCTTGACCGGGTTGACCGCCTTCGCGATCGGGGCGAGCAGGGTCGTGTCGAGCGCTTGACGGATCTCGAGCAGTTCGTCTAGCGACAGGTGCCGCAGTTCGCCCAGGGCGAGCAGCCGGGGGTAATCAGTCGTGTGAATGGTCATCGGCCCAGCGCTCGGTCAGCTCGTCGTCGACGCGCTTGCTCAAGTCGATCAGTTGGTCGACCGTCTTCTGCGTCGCGCCCGCCTGGCCGCCCTGCTGCGCCTGTGCGAATTGGACCGTGAAGGGAATGTCGAGGTCGATCCCCTTCGGCATGGGGCCGATGTTCTGGCCGAAGACATCGCGCACGATCCGATCGGCCCGTCTCGGGGTCATGCAACCGGACTTCTCCGCGATCCCCATGAGCTTGATCAGCTCGGCGTCGTCGGTGATATTCGGGTTCAGCGAGTGCAACGTGTGGTACACCGCGCCCCAGCCACCGACGATCACAAAGCGGTTTAACTGCTCGTCGTCTTCGTCGCGGTCGGGCGCGAACACCTGCTCGTCGGCGATGTCGCGCGAGGTGTCGGCCGTCGCCCGCGTGTAATCGTCGCTGTTCCCGCTGATCAGTACCCGGCCGTTCCTGCGAGTCACCAATAGCCCATTCGGGACGGTAAAGCAGACAACCATCCCCGAGTACGGCACCTCGCTGATCTGCTCCCTGGGATGGATCAGGTGCATGTCGGCATAATGGCCGTACGAGCACCAGATGTCGCTCCACCCTTCGGCAGAGCGGTCGACGCACCGACTGGTGAGCGCGATCCCTAACTTGAGACAAATGATGTGTAGCTGGTCATTCAGCACCCTTGATGTCGTCGAGTACGTGAACGACCCGTCAGAGCCAAGCTGCGGCAAGCTCCCGTCCCCGTCCACCATTGCGTCGAGCAACAGCTCCAATTGACGATGGCACACGTCCAGAACGAAAACAGGCAGGTGCTTGCTGCCTGACGCTGTGCCGCAGTGCTCGCGCAGCCACGCCCACAAACCCACATGGCAGATCTCGATCTTGAGCTGCCCAGGTCGTGATTCCGTGACCCCTGGTGAGAACCCGAGGCCGCGAAGGACCGCCATCATCCTGTTTGCCACCTCGCCAGCGTTCTGGCTCAACGTAATCGGGCCAGGTGTCTCAGTCGTACTCCCTTCCGACACGAAGTACCCAAGGAACCTAATGAACTCATCGCCGGGCACCTCGCGCCCACCACGAGCCTCGTACCGCGCCTTATCACGGCTACGGTTCTTCGTCGGCTTATCAGGCGTCCAGGATGTCTCGCTGTCGTTTCTAGGGATCGCGAAGGTATGCAGCTCCTCGCCCTCCCAAGATGCTGAAACCGGCAGCTCAAGATATCCACCGTTGCCACCACGTATCGAGCGCAACGAGTCGGCCAAGACGAACGACCATGGCTTCTCAGCCCTGTTCTTGGCGACGGTTGCCCTTGTCCACATTCTGTGATTCGGGGTGACCAGCGCGTCGATGCCACGGTTGCTAAGATGAAGCAAAGACCCGTCATACTGGTAGTAATGCCGTGCCGTCGGAACCTGGAATTCAAGTGCACCAGTCGTCGGGTTCCTCGTCGCAACCGCTTCGCCGTCTGCAATCTCGCTGTAAAGCTTCCAACCACGCTTGGTCAGAAACTCGGTGTCGTCCGAGTGACAGCGGCCCACGAAGATCGGGGGAAGCCTGAACGCCTGGCGCATGCGATCGTTGACGCCCTTCGTGTACTTCTCGAACAGCTCGTCGGTCTGTTGCAGGTTCTTGACCGGCTCGATTCGGATCTTGAAGTTGGTCGGGTTCAGCGATCCTTCTTCGAGCGGTTCGCCCTCGAGCAAGATGCACTTCGAATAGTTGTTCTGGCTCGACAGCCCTTCGATGAACTCTTTCAGCCGCGCGATCGACGAATCGGTCAGCACGCCGTTTTCGACAATGATGAACATCGAAGGAACGTTATTGTTGTTCAACGTATTGAAGTTCACCTCTTCGGCCGCACGGGATCCGAAAAAACCAAACAAGTTGCCGATCCAGTCGGGCACACCGTAGGGGGTGTGCGGGCTGTAAATCTTGTGATGGATCAGCGCCGTCGCCCGCCGCTCGAAAGGCACGTCGCCGAACTCGCCCGTGACTTTATCAAGGTGTCGCGGGTCGCCGGCTTCCTTGAACCAGATCAGCTTTTCGGATCGAAGCTGCACGAAGCGCCTGAAGTGCGTCTGCATGCGCATGGTCTTCAGGCTGAAGTCGACGTTGACCGGCACCTCGACGACCGTCGGGGCGTTGTCGAGCGAGGTCATGCGGATCGTGTGACCGTGCACGTGGTTCAGCCCGATCAGCTCGCCGTTCGGCGACTCGATCAGCTCGAGGTACCCGTTCCCGATCAGGTGCTTGTCGTGCTTCGCTCGCGAGCGGATCGCCCGCAGCGACAGCTTCGGGTGCACGGCCGACAGCTTCACCTTCAGCGTGCGCCGCTCTTTGGCGATCGCTTCTTCGTGCGCCGCCCGGTTTTCGTCGGTCAGCTCTTCGTGCTCGCGCAGGCGGTACCCGAACTTGACGGTGTTCGTGACCATCGCCCGCACGTTCTGCCCCAGCTCGCTGTTGTTGTCGGTCGCCTGGGCGAGAAAGTTCAGATCGTAGGGGGGATCGATAACGATCGCCCGCCCTTCGACCAGCTTGTTCCACAGGTCATCTTCTTCGGCGTTCGACTGGCCGAGCTGGGGATCGCCCGCCGCCTGGGCGAGCTGTTTCAGGGTAGGAAGCTGGCGGGTCTTCTGCGGCGACAGGCCGGGCTTGGGTTCGATGATCGTCGCCTTCAAGACGACGTTGTGCCTGTTGCCCTGGTCGTCGACGACCTCGAGCGGTAGACGTTCGGTCTTCGTGCCCGGCTCGCCCATGGCCACCTTTCAGGCGGCGGCTAGCACCGCCAAGCCCTATCAGGCTTTCGTGGTCTTGATCGTCGTCGCGTCGACCGCGTTCAGCGCCGTTTTGATCTCGTTCACCAGGTCAACGACCGCGTCGAACTCGGCCTTGTCGGGGGCCGCGCCCGCCGCTGCGACCGCGTCGGCCGTCGTGATCTCGGCCGCCTTGCCGGCCGCCAGATCGTCGGCGATATCGTCGAGGATCGTCTTCAGGCCGGGGGTGCCGGCGCCCTCGGGCGCCAGGTGCGCGCCGCCGTCGCCGAAGTTCTTGGGGATCTGTGCCATGGTCCTTGCTCCGATCAGAAGCGCCCGGCCGACAGCTCAGGCCGCCGGCCGGGCCAGTTGCGGATCACCTCGACCTGGTCGGCCTACGGGTTGAGCGCCGGCGCGCCGCCCCAGGCTTCCCACACCAGATCCTCGGTCGTGGTGTCGTTCACGTCGGCCAGGGCCGCCGGGATCACGAAGCCAGGATTGCCGTTCGAGTCGGCGTCGACCGGGGTGACGCCGCCGCTCGCCAGCACCGACAGGTCACCGGCCGCGATCCGCTTTAGGTTCTTTCCCTCGGCGAGCCCCGCGTGCCACTCGACCTCGACCTGGTTCGTCAGGTTTGTCACCTTCAGCTTGGTCGGGCGAAAGCCCAGGGTCCGCACGTACAGATCCGCGTTCGTGGCCTTGACGCCGCCCGCGCGGTATAGAACTCCAACGGTTCCAGACATGGTTCACTCTCCCGTCTTCGTGAGTTGATCCTCGATACGGTAGGCCAGCAAACATCGCGCTGTCAAATCAAACCAGGTTCCCGGCGCCTGCGCTTGCGCGCCCCGCGAAGCCCCTGCGACACCGCCAGGTCGAACGAGTCGAACATGTCGTCGTGCGCCCCGTTGGGCATGGCGCACATGTGCCGCACGAACTTGTGATGATGTCGCCGCAC